AAACTTAGAAGAAGACGATAGAGAAGATATTTTATCTAAATTTGACGAAGAAGAAGTTGACTATGGAATGGAAGGTCCTGGTGAATTAGATATGCCTTCTGAAGATGATTTTGATATGGGTGGACCTCCACCACCACCGATGCCTTCAGAACCTATGGAAGGAATGAATAGATTTAATGAATCAGTCGAGGGAACGCTTAAAAAATATTTTAAAATAGATTCATCTGAAAAAAGAATATTAGAAGAAAAAAGAAAAAAAGATTTTATAAGAAAAAAATTACAAATTGCTGAAATTAAAAAAGAATTAATTAAATATAGTGAAACTCCACACCAATTAGATGTTGCTTTTGATTTATTAAGTGAGAACGCAAAATTTGTTGGTAAAACAAACCAAGAAAATTTAATTTTTATTAGAAACGGAAAACAAGTTAAAGTAACACCAAGAGGAGGTATTCTATGAATTTAGTTTATGTAAACGAATTAGGACCTAACTTTAGAGGAGATAATATATATGAGTTTATCTTTTCTGATATTGATGATGTTTGGGGAGAAGATTGGGACGCTGAACCGGCAAACGGAAGACCACAACCACCTAATATTGATTACGTAAAAAAAGTTGGGGTTTTAAAAAATTCTGAGATTGAACTAAATTTAATTCAAAACTCAGATTTTTTTGGTGTTTATGATGCGGTTGATGGTGTGATTGCTTTAGCATGGGAAAAAGGTGATAGTGATGAGATCTTAATTAGTAAAAAAAGGAGACTTGTTTTTCAATACGGGGAAACCGTTGAGAGTGTTGAAAACAAATTATACGAAAGAGATATCGTATTAAAATGGGAAAAAAATTTAGTAAGTGATGAGAAATATGAATTATAAAATTGAAAAATTGTTACATGAAGGTTTTTCTATGAAAACTTTAGATACTTTCACATCTAATCAAATTGATGTTTTATATCATAGAGTTATTAATGAACAAAAAGGTTCAGTAAAAATGAAATCTGCTACACCTGAGCAAGTAAAGGCATATACAGATCAGGGTGTTAATGTTGAAATAGGTGAAGGAGATATTACAGAAAAATCAAAATCTAAAAAACAACAAAAGGCTATGGGTATTGCCTTAGCTGCAAAAAGAGGAGACATACCAAAAAGTAAATTAAAGGGTTCGTCTAAAGAAATGGTTAAAATGAGTGAAAAAGATTTAGAGGATTTTGCTTCAACAAAACACAAAGGACTACCTGAAAAAAAGAAAAAAGAATCAAAAGAAAACGTAAAAAAACTTGAAGAGAGTATAATGAAATTAATTGAAAATCATCTAAACCCAACAACAACAAAAGGTGATTTATTAAAAACAATTAAAAGTTTTAAAAGATAATGAATGTCGTTAACAAGAGAACAGGCCTTATTGGAATATGCGAAATGCGTAAATGACACACCATATGCACTTAAAACATATTTACAAACATACGACAACACACAATCAAAATACGTACCGTTAGAGTTATTTAACGACCAAGTTACTTTGGTTAAAGATTACGATGAATGTGATGAGAATATCGCGTTAAAATATCGTCAGGCTGGTGTTTCTACAGTTACCTCAGCATGGGCATCAAAAAGATTAGTTTTTGCCCGTAAAGAAAAACCAGAAAAAATTCTAATTATTGCAAACAAAATGGATACCGCCGTTGAGATGGCAAATAAAGTTCGTGCGTTTGTTGAGCAATGGCCAAAATGGATGGGTGTTGGGTTCTCATCTGAAAAAAATTCACAAAGACACTTTAAATTAACTAACGGGTGTGAGGTAAAGGCGGTTGCAACATCAAAAGATGCCTTACGTGGATATACACCAACAATACTAATTTTTGATGAGGCGGCATATATTAACGCCGACGAGGACTTTTGGTCGGCATGTATGGCTTCCCTTTCAACAGGAGGTAAAGTAATTGTAATTTCAACACCAAACGGATTTGACCCTATCTATTATTCAATATACAGTCAGGCAATTAAAGGAATGAATGACTTTAGAATAACTGAGATGTATTGGTTTAGAGATCCAAGATATTCAAAAGATTTAAAACTTATTAAATGTAGTGATATTGTTCATTACATGTTAAATAGAGCAGATTATAAAGATGATGAGATAACGTTAGATTATTCAGAGATTAAAGTTTCTGATAGAGATTTTAACGAAATAAAACAAAAAATAGAAAATGGTGGTTATAAGGCTTATAGTTCTTGGTTTGAGGCTATGGCTAAAAAATTAAAGTTTGATAGAAGAAAAATATCACAAGAACTTGAATGTAACTTTTTAGGTTCAGGGGATAACGTAATCCCACCTGAAACTATGAAGACAATAAAAGATAATCAATTAAAAGAACCCGATAATAAATTAATGGGTGGTGCATTATGGCAATGGAAAGAACCTGTTGCTGGACATCGATATATTATGGGTATGGACGTTTCTCGTGGAGATAGTGAAGATTTTACAACATTTACAATTATTGATTTTGACGAAAGAGAACAAGTATTAGAATATATTGGAAAAGTCCCTCCTGATGTTGTTGCAGAAATTGCATATAAATGGGGAATAATGTATAATGCGTTTATTGTTACGGATATTACCGGTGGTATGGGAGTTGCAACATCAAGAAAACTTCAAGAACTAGGTTATAAAAATCTATATGTTGATGGGGTTAATCCTGCCGATAAATGGAAGTGGGACCCAAAATCACAAGATAAAATACCTGGTATTAACTTTAACTCAAAAAGAGTTCAAATAGTTGCCGCATTTGAAGAAGCATTAAGACATGATTTTGGTGTTAGGTCCCAAAGATTGTATAACGAATTAAATACTTTTGTTTATATAAACGGAAAACCTGACCATCAAAAAGGACAACATGATGACCTTATTATGGCAATGGCAATGGCTCTATATGTTGCAGAAACTTCATTTTCAAAATTAGAAAAAGCAACAGAACAGGCAAAAGCAATGTTAGAATCTTGGACAACTGAGACATCTACATTTAAAGACTCATATCAAAATTTTAATCCAGGAATACCTGTAATGACACATGATCATATAGGAATGAATAGAAATACTTTAACAAAAAGTGATTATGAAAAGTATTTATGGTTATTCGGACCAAGAAGGGTTTAAATTAAAATTATTGGTCTTATTTTTTAAATAAAAAATTTATGGCAGAACAAAAAATAACAATATGGCAAAGATTAGGTAAGGTTTTCGGACCGTCATCCACTATGGATCAACAGTCACCTGTTTTTAAATTTGATAAAAAAGAATTATTAAAAACAACAAATAAGCAGGAGTATGAAACCGAGAAGTTACAAGCACAACAAACCATGTATATTGGTCAGCAGTGGCAAAAAGTAGAAAGTAACTTATACCAACAAGCGGTTTATTATGAACCAACAAGAATGGCTTCTTATTATGATTATGAATCTATGGAGTACACCCCTGAGATTTCGGCAGCATTAGATATATATAGTGAAGAATCAACAACACCAGATCAAGAAGGTTTAATTTTAAAGGTATATTCAGAGTCAAAAAGAATAAAACAAGTATTAACCGATTTATTTACAAATAAGTTAGATATTAATACAAACTTACCTATGTGGACAAGAAACACTTGTAAGTTTGGTGATAATTTTATTTATTTAAAATTAGATCCTGAGAAAGGTATTGTTGGTTGTCAACAATTACCAAACATTCAAATAGAAAGATTAGAAAAAGGTATGAGATTTCAACCTGACAAATATAGTCAAGAAATGGAAAATGACGCTTTGAAGTTTGTTTGGAAAGAAAAAAACATGGAATTTAATACTTGGGAAATTGGTCACTTTAGAATTTTAGGTGATGATAGAAAATTACCTTATGGTACATCTATGTTAGAAAAAGCAAGACGTATTTGGAAACAACTTTTATTATGTGAGGATGCGATGTTAATTTACCGAGTATCAAGGGCACCTGAAAGAAGAGTGTTTAAAGTATTTGTTGGTAATATGGATGATAAAGATGTTGATGCTTATGTACAAAGAGTTGCAGGTAAATTTAAAAGAGATCAAATTGCCGATCCTAAGACAGGTAATGTAGATATGAGATATAATCAAATGGCGGTAGACCAAGATTATTTTATCCCTGTTAGGGATGCCGGTGCTCCCGAACCAATTACTACTTTGGCCGGTGCTGCTAACTTGGCAGAAATTGCGGATATTGAATATATTCAAAAGAAACTTGTGACCGCGTTAAGAATACCAAAGGCATATTTAGGATTTGAAGAGGCCGTTGGTGATGGTAAAAACTTATCTTTACTTGATATTAGATTCGCAAGAACAATTAATAGGATTCAAAAATCAATGCTTGCCGAATTAAATAAAATTGCAATCATACATTTATTTTTATTAGGGTTTGAGGATGAGTTAACTAACTTTACCCTATCATTAAACAATCCATCAAAACAAGGTGAGTTATTGTCTTTAGAGATATGGAAAGAAAAAATAACATTATATAAAGATGCGGTTGCTGAAGTTGCAAAATCAGTCGCACCTGTTTCAGCATCTTGGGCTAAAAAAAATATTTTAGGATTCTCAGATGAAGAAATAAGATTAGATATACAACAACAAAGAATTGAAAGAGCGGTTTCTGCTGAGTTAGAAAAAACCGCCGAAGTAATTGCAAAAACAGGACTATTTGATAATATAGACCAACTATATGGTAAAAAAGAAGATGCTGCTGCTGCCGCTGCTGGTGGTACACCAGCTGATGGTGGTGCTGCTCCTGGTGGTGAAGATGGTGGAGCACCTCCTCCTCCTCCTGCTGGTGGTGAGGCACCTCCTCCTCCGATGGAAAGATTTGTTAGAAATGATTTAGATTTAATTTTAGAGGATAGTTTATATTATGGAAAAACTTCTATTGATTTATCTAAAGGTAGATTGGGTTTATCAGAAATTGATGACAAATTAAAAGATTTATTAGATAAGTAATATATTTATTAATAAAAACATTATGAGCACATTTGGTTTAATAAAAACAAAATTAGAAGAAGCGTCTATAATTGCTTACAAAAATAATAAGTTTGATAGTTTCATTAAGGGATTTAAAGGTTTAGTATTAGAGAATAAAGATTTATGTGAACTTTATTATATATATGAAGATCTTTATACTAACAAAGGTTTGGATAGAGATATTGCTGACGACTATATAAACGAAACAATTGAATATTCAAAAATTCTAATAAAAGAAAATCAAGATGATATAAATTTTATTAACAAATGGTTAGACAAAAATCTTGTAGATACTAAAAATAATAATTATAGTGATTTAGACACCTTGATTTATAGTAATAGTATTAAAAATTTAGAAAAAGTTTTAGAATCAAAAAAACAAATAAAAAATACATTAATTAAAGAGTCAAAAAAAGATACCTCAACAGATTCTGTTAGTTTACCATTAGAGACTATGGTAAAAATGTATGAATCTAATTTAAAAAAAGATTTGAACTTAAATGAAAATGAAGTAAAAGAAATTACTAAAATTAAAAATTTATCTAAAGATGAAATAGAAAATGAAATTAAAGAATTAAGTGAATCTATAATTTCAAAATTAAAACCTTCTTTAAATGAATCTACAGATTCAGAATTAAATGAAAAAATACAAAGTACAATTGATAGAGTAAAAAACACTAAAATTGACCATTACAATTTATATAAATTAAGAAAATTAAATGATGGTTTATGACAAGATTTTTTAAATCGCTTTTAGGTTCAGGATCAACCACACTATCATCAAAAAGGTTTGTTGGTATTATTTGTGTTATAAGTTTAATAGTTAGTTTAATGGCTTCAGTGTTCTCACAAGGAACACTTTGTCCTGATGAATCATTAGTTGATGTTATTGGATTATTGGCGTTTGGTTCTTTAGGTTTAACCTCAACAGAATTAATATTTGGAAAAAAAATAGATAATAAAAAAGATCAAGAAGAAGTTTGATTTTTTTGTCTGTATTGTGCTTTCTTTTTTTGTGCTCTCTTCTTAACTGAAGGTTTTGTAAACTCTTGTCTTTCTTGTAATTTTTGAATTTGTTTTGTTTTATAAATTTTAAA